TCCGTCGAGTCGATAATTGCTGATCTTAAGAAACAAATTGAAAAATCAAAAAAGGAAGCGCAAATCAAGAAAGAGGCTGAGAATAGAAAAGCGGAACAAAACCAAAGAAACTTGAACGTTCAAAATTTGAAAGGTTTATACGCGGATAATAAGGAAATGATGGAAAAGATTGAAAGGTACAGAACAGCACAGAAGAATGGCTGGTTTGGTAAAGGTAATTTGTATTACAATTCCATTAATGCATTAAAAACAAATATTGAAGCTCTCGAGAAGAAAAGGGCCGCAAATCAATTAGAAAAGAACAATAAAAACAATACCAATAACAATAAAAACAATAAAAATAACAATAAAAACAATACCAATAACAATAAAAACAATAAAAATAACAATAAAAACAATACCAATAACAATAAACCAGAAACACAAAACCAAAGAAACTTGAAAGTTCGAAATTTGAAAGGTTTACACGCGGGTAATAAGGAAATAATGGTAAAGATTGAAAGGTACAGAACAGCACAGAAGAATGGCTTGTTTGGTACAGGTAAATTGTATTACAATTCCATTAATGCATTAAAAACAAATATTGAATCTCTCGAGAAGAAAAGAGCTGAAAATAATGCGGCTAAGGCAGGTAAAATAAAAAATGTCGAAAATTTGAGAAACAAGTATGGTAAAAACGAAAACTATAACGCCATTAAAAAACATATTAACAAGTTCGAAAAAGGCGGCTGGCGTGCTCCAAAAACAAAGGAAGAGGTTGAAACCCAAATATCTAAAAATCGCGAATTGGCATTTGAAAAAAGACAAAAGGAGGCCGAAAATAAAGAACAAGAAAAGAAAGAAAATAAAGAATGGGAAAACAAACCAACTAGACCAACACTTGGTAGATCTGGTCCAATAAATGAAACTGTGGCTAAAAATAAGGTCAATTCCGTGAAAAGAATAGAATTGGCGAATAAAGTCAAGAAATATATTAAAAATAATAATGTTAAAACTTTGGAAACAAATCGAATCGTTGAGAAAATAATCGCGGGTTCTATAACAAATTATAATAAAGCGATACTTGAAGTAAATAAGGAAATAAAGAAAAAACAACCTTCTAATAATAACGTGACTAATAAGAAAGCGAATGAAGAAGCGAACCGCAAAGCGAAGGAAGCTGCTAATAAGAAAGCAAAGGAAGAAGCGAACCGCAAAGCTAAGGAAGCTGCTAATAAGAAAGCTAAGGAAGAAGCGAACCGTAAGGCGAAGGAAGCTGCTAATAAGAAAGCGAAGGAAGAAGCGAACCGTTTGGCAAAAGAGAAAGAAAAGAAACAAAAACTTCTGAGTAAAATCCTAAACAATTCTAAAAACCTGCCAAATACAAATAAAATGGCGTTTCTTAAACGATTCGAAAAGGGTGAAAATTTTAATACTATAAAGTCCAATGTTATCGGTAAAGCAAAAGAACTTGCAAAACAAAGAAAGGAAAAGGAAGAAGCAAATCGTAAAGCGAAGGAAGCAATGATCGCAAAAAAGAAGGAAGAGGCACTCGAAAAAAAGAAAAAGGAAGACGAAGAAAAGAAGAAAAAAGAGGCTGAAAATAAAAAGAAAGCTGCACAAAATACACAAATGCGTGTATCTCTTACAAAGAAAGTTAAGGAAACACAAATGAACCAAAAAGTTAAAAATAAATTATTGAACCAACTCAAAAATTACAGTGTTCAAATTCGAAATATTGCACCGGGTATTGAGCAAACAATCAAATCCGAAAAGTTAAACGGTAATTTTAATGAAGAAGAGAACAGAAAGAAACGCCAAGAAGTTAAGAAAAACATTGCGAAGTATATCGCTATCAAGTATAAGAATATGTCGAAAGCCGATCGTAAAAAATACATTGATAAAGCAAATGAAAAAGAATGGAGAAAGGGAATTTTTAGAGGAACTCAGGGAATGGGTGCAAATCAAGCGTATAAAAGAATTATAGGAAACATAGAAAGAAATATGGAAGCGAAGAAAGCTGCTAATAATAAAGCGAAAGAAGAAGCGAACCGTAAGGCGAAGGAAGCAAATCTTAAAAGAAAACAAGTTCAGGCAAAATTAATAAACGCGATGAAAAATAAACCACCGCCTCCACCAAAAAACAAAAAGGCAAACCTTAAGAAGTTGGTTAATAATACCATGAAAGGACGCGCGGCTAAAAATGTAAATCGTCTCAAGAAAAATATTAACGAAGGTGTATCTGAAATGACAGTAAAGACGCGACTCGCACAATTAAACAAACGGACGAAGTATCAACTAAAATAAAAAAATATAATGATAATATATAACCATGGGACTCAAAAAATTTCGACTTGAATTAGATGAAGAAGGTAAAGAAAAATTTAAAGAAGCGTGTTACCCATGTACGAAACATAACGATTGTACGAGAAGTTTTAATAAAAAACCAACAACTGTAGAAGAGTGTAATACCGGTTATACTGTTTTTAAAATAGATCCACCACCAGCTGATTTCCCAGCTCCATCACCAGCTCCATCACCAGCTCCATCACCTAAATCGGGTAAAAAAGTCGCTAAAGGTGTTTCGAGTACTAGCGGTGGTAGTGGTCCAGCGTTGATGTTTGCATTTTTACCTATACTTTCGTACTGTTCGTCGTGTTGTCTTTTTTTCTGTAGTATATTCTTTGTAGTGAAAATGGCGATGAAACAACCACCGTCAAAATAATAAAACATACTTAAAAATTATATTCTAATCAATAATAAAACATGCACAGAGGTCTATCATCCGTGATGGCACACTACGCACGCTCTATTAGTGATGAGAAGAAATCAAAAAAAATTGTGAAAGGAAACGTATCAGGTGAATTTGTCGGGAGTCGTGATGATATGCATGAAAAACTTTTGTATAAGTCTGGATTAAAAAGACGTGAAGTATGGGACTCAAATTCAAAATCTTGGTACACGAAAGTCTATTATGCGGACGGTTCGAGTTATAATCCAGTTTTGTTTCACTACGGGAAACTCGATAAGAACCCTTTTTTTAACGATAAAAAAATGTAAGTATATATAAATTACAATGAATCCAAACTTAGAAGCTATCATAAGAGCAATCGGTGTTTTCATATCCGTGTTTTTTACGACGAGATGGACATCGAAATCCGAACCTGCGTATGATTTACCACTCGTTATATTTGCTATTATCACCGCATTCTCATTGAACCACGTAGGCCCTTTTAAAGTCAAATAGTAATTAAAGATAAAAAACGTATCTCATATAATAATGGGATCGTGTTCCGTATGTTGTGATAGTTTTAATAAAACAAATCACAAAAAGGTAACGTGTCCTTTTTGTGATTTCGAATCGTGTAGAAAGTGTGTCCAGACATACATGCTATCGTCAATAGAAGATCCACATTGTATGAAATGCAAACATGAATTAAATAGAGAATTTGTAGATTCGTTTTGTACTAAACGATTTAGGAATACTGATTATAAGAAACATAGGGAAAATGTCCTTTTTGAAAGGGAAAAGGTTCGTATGCCAGAAACACAACCACAAGTTGAACGTATTATTAAATTGCGTGATCTTAGACACTTATATTACGAATTACTTAATATTCTTGCACATATAGAGATAGGACGACAAGATTCATATGTAGTAGGTGTAGATCCACAATATTACGATACTTGGGAAAGGGATGTACGCGTGCGTTTAGAACATACAACGGATGAGATGGATAGATTACGGTATATGAATGTAGAAGAAGATACATCTAGAAAATTTGTTCGAATGTGTCCTACCGAAGATTGTAGAGGTTTTATTGATGAGAATTGGAAGTGTGGTTTATGTAAAAAGACTTTTTGTGATAAGTGTTTTGAGCCTATTGAAGAAAACCACGAGTGTAATCCGGAATTAGTAAAAACCATGAAACTTATTAACAAAGATACACGACCGTGTCCTAAATGTAGTACGATGATTCATAAGATAGACGGGTGTATGCAGATGTGGTGTACTAATTGTAACACAGCGTTTGATTGGCGTTCGGGTAATATTGTGGTTGGTAGGATACATAACCCGCATTTTTTTGAGTTTAAAAAACGTTCTAGAGAACACGGTGATATTCCATGCGGTGGGAGACCTACGTATAGTGAATTATCTTCGGCTGGTGCACCCGATAACATATTAGATATGTGTGCAGTATTACATAAATTGGATCGAGATATTATGTATAAGTACGGTGATATATACGACGACGATAATACGCATTTGAGAATATCTTATATGTTAAATCGTATTTCCGAAGAAGATTTTAAAATCGAATTACAAAGAAGGGATAAACAAAAGGATAAACATTTAGATATAAGGAACATTTACGAAATGTATACTAATGCCTGTGGTGATCTTATGCGACAGTGGATGTTAGATAAATCTTTAGATATCATGATTACGATACACGAACTTACAATGTATTCAAATTCTATAATTACAAAAATACGAAATCGGTATAATGCATCTGTTCCTAGTAACATAGTTATCCCATCACCTTAAAGAATATATGCTTTTTAAAAAGTATATATGAACATTCAAATTTTAAAACCTATAGAACTTGTCGATGCATATACATGCATGATTCCAACAACGCTCATATATTACTTATTCACTATGAATTGTACAACTGTAGCAGTTAATCTGTATTGTCTTTCTAGAGCAATATATCACTTATATAATGCATTTTGTGATAACATATTTATAGAACAACAAATATACAAAGCGTCTGTTATAACTTCGTATTTGAGTTTATTTATTATCGGGTATCAATGGGAATACAAATTTAATATTATTGAAATTTTATTTTATATCATGTCCATTTTATTTACTTTACAAAGTAGGCCCTTGGAATTCGAACACCATAGGCAAAGGATTCACCTTTATACCGTATTAGGTGTTCTTAAGAGTACATATTATATGTCTGAAATAAACAATTTCGTATATATGGGTTCCCTATTTTTTGCATCGTTTTCTGCACTTCATTATGTCGATGGTTTTACAGATGACTTTAATAAAAGTAAGGTTAATTTATATGTATTACCAGCGTATTATGGATTATTATGGTCGGTTAAAAATAATATTCTTAGTAATAGTTAAATGAATATACGTCGAATACTTTTATTCGTGAGTATAGTCTTAGTATTTTTATACTTTTTACCGAGGTATAATAAACCTGTTGTTGTCCGTAACGTTTTAACAAATGAAGAGTGCGAACGTATTACGAATCTTGCAACAAAAAAACTTCAAACATCAACTGTTTCTAAAGATAGAGATATAGATAAGACTGTTCGAAAAAGTGAAACCGCGTGGTTAGCCAGATCTGATGATCCTACCGTGGATAAACTTGTTCGTAAATGTGTATCTATGACAGATCGTCCTTTAGGCAATTGTGAAGATTTACAGGTTTTGAAGTACAAACCTGGTGGGTTTTATAAACCACACCAAGATACATTTAAGGATGACGATAATAGACGTATGTATACGTTTATAATTGCTTTGAACGATGATTATGAAGGTGGTAGAACTGAATTTCCAAATTTGAATAAGGAATATAAACTTAAAAAAGGTGATGCACTTTTTTTTCATACATTGAATAATTATGAGTGTATAACAAAAAAAGCTTTACACGGTGGTAAGCCGGTAGAGTCGGGTGAAAAATGGGTGTGTAATTTATGGATTAGAAAATACGACTTTTCAACTTAATTATATAGAACATGTTCCGTATGTGAAATATAATTAATTATATATTATCTATTTTCCGTGTAACCTATAATATTCCCTAAAATATGCTCTTCTTTTAATCTTATCTTCCTCAGTCATGTTTTCCCTTCTTTTCTTCTCCCTTTCCCTTTTCACCTGTTTTTGATATTCGGTAAGTATGCGTTTCTTATTATGTTCCCTCGCCTTTTCTTTTTTTTGAGCATTAGTTAAAAGTTTCCTTTTTTTAGTGGGAGGTTTCTTTATCGTACCGAATTCATGCTCGTATCTGTTCAAATTTTCATGATTGAATTTATTAAAAATATTTTTTCTGAAATTCAGTGCCGCCTTGTGATTTTTTAAATTTTTTTCTGCATTTTTTAAAGCCTTTTGTAATTCCTTTTGTAATTTCTTTTTTTGATTATTGGTTTGATTTATAGTTTCTTTTATAAATTTAATACGTTTTTCTAACACATTATACCTATTTCTAAGTTTAATATTATTTTTAAATAATTGTGAATTATGAAATTCAATAACATTATTTTTAGCCCATGGCGTCGTGAGTCTAGTTTTGTAACGTTTTTTTAACTCATTGGCTTTATTTATAAATTTAATATTATTGTTCATTTATATAAATTAGGAAAATAATTTAAATATCCATATATAAAAATGGTAAATAACAACACGGAAAGAAATCGTAAAAAGTTGGAAGAATACATAAACTCCAAAAATAAAATATGTAATGGGTTGGACAAAAAAATATTCATAGGTCAACTCGGTAAAAAATCAGTAAACGAAATAAGAGAAAATGTCGATAAGGAATTTCGAAAACAACAACTCCGCTTTTTGGGTCGAGGGTGCGGTAACGGTATAAATCTTCGAAAGTCCCAAGGTGGGAAAAAAATTAATTTTACTTCGATGTTAAAAAGGTTCCATCTTCGTCAATGACGAGTTCGCCGCGTTCGGCTAACATTTTTCGGTGTAACATGTGATGATCCCGAACATCGTTCTTATTCTGACCGACGTATGGTACGGCGTATCCATTTTCACACATCCACTTATTTACGTTCGTCCAATTGTTATCTTCCAAAACCCATAATTCACCGAGTGCGCGTCCGTACTTACCTACCGAGTCGCGTTCTGGGCATCTCAGTTCGATCTCACAATCGTCCTTATCGGATTCGACTGCCTTCGTGACCCACTTAAGAATCTGTTTCTTGGCATGTTTCCCATAAATCTTTTCGATCTTATCGGACGTTCGCGATTCCTCGGTATCGATACCGAGTAATCTCACGCGTTGGCGAATGAGTACGTCGAACCCCAAATCGATAAGAACGTCGACGGTATCACCATCGACGACTTTCGAACACGAGTCGATTTTGTATCTGAATTCACACGGGGATTGGTTATACGTTTCTGTCATTTTATATAAAGTTTATGTGTTTATTCTTTAATTATAATTACAAAAAACCGTGTTTAATTTAACCTTAGTCGTTAAAATAAAATGAATATAATTAACTATTAAAATTAATCATGACTATTATGACTTTACCACAACCGAGATTATCTGGTTTATTTGAACCTAGAACAATTGTTTCTCAACCGACTCCACAAACTGATATCAGTAATAATTTCGGTGTTCAATTACCCGATCCATATAATGAAATTCTATCAATTAGATTGTTGATGGATTATTGGAAACGTGGGAATGATAATAAAATGTATGTTATCTGTACCGATGTACAAAGGGATCCGACGACATGGTCCAATGAGTATAAGGCCTCTTATATCGAGAGCCTAAAAAACAACTCTGCTCCTATTCCAATGATTATTAATGAAATTGAGACTGGTATTCACCGTGAAGTTTTAGACGGTGGTCACCGAATGGATGCAATAAAATCTTTTTTGGGTATGAACGGACCCGAAAACATGTTTGCGGTGCACGGTAAAAAATTTTCTGATTACGATTTCAAGGAACAAAAAGAATTCGAAATGATTAATTTTCCTATTCAAAAATATAAGGGATTATCGGATGAGCAACGCGTGTATTTATTCAATCAAATAAACAAGCAACTCGATATGTCAGCTGGTGAGATATTAAATTCTAAAAGTAACACGAGTGTGTTATGCAGACTTGCAAAAGATATTGCAAACGACGAACAGGTATTGCGAAGATTAAATGATCAAAAATTCAAACCTGGTAAGGATAAAGGAGAACGTCATGTTTATATTGTTTTAACAATGATGATGATATTAAATTTTTACGAAGATTTCAATGTTACTAAGAACGGTGAAGAGAGGTTGGAATACACCGAGAAGCCAAATCCTAACAAAATAACTGGTATTATTGAAGATTATGAAGATGAAAAATTCATAAAATATGTAGAATCTGAAAAGAATACAATTTTAAGAGATGTAAGGTTTTGTTTAACTTTATTATCTTGGATCGATAAAGTCGGTACGCGTGAGCTGTTTGTTGTTCAATATCTCTTTATGGAGAGTAAGAAACTTCCTCAACACATTGGCCGTGTTAGGTGTCAAGATATAATAAGATTTGGTAGAGAAGTATTATCTGAAAAAAATTCTAATAAGGCGGTAAGTAAAAAATACTTTGACCGTATTGGAAGAAGTGGGAATAACACTGGGTCTCCCAGAAACGTATCTATAAAAGCAAGATTATTTCATGAAATGCTCAACAATAAAGAATTTTAAAATTATAACAACTTTACTTTTAATAAAAATACTATTTACAAATCAAATTCCTTTTTAGTCCCACCATCGTACGCATTCACAAACCCCGAATCTATCATTTTTTTGTTAATCGAAACCATATCCCTCTTATTTTTGTAGACGAAAACGAGTGTTCGTCCGTACTTATCGTTTCTCTTACACGAAATCCATACCCACCCATTTACCTTAAACTTACACGCAAATGGATTCCACAAAGTATGTTTTGCACGATCGTCGAACCCTAGAAAACTCATGAACGTATATTTCGCGCGTTTCGCCATGGAAACATGTTTATCTCGGTTAGGTGTATCTTTTGGTGGTTTCATTTCGGGTGCGTCGTATCCTATAGTTCGAAACGTAAATTTCAAAACGCGATTGTGAAGTATAATACACGCCTTGAACGTGTCACCGTCGTAAACGTCAGTTACCTTGGCGTACCCTTGGTACTTATCGAGACTAAAAACGGGTATGGAAACGTCAGTTTTTGATAATTTGCGCTTTGTAAAACAATACATTTTTAATATAACGGTATATTCTTTTAATTAATACTATCTTTCTCACCTAAGTAAGATTGTTAAACAATATAAAAAGTGTAAAAGCTTAAACATTAAAGATGGAAGACCCGAATTACGTGTATTTTTCAGACAATTACTATAACTTGACGTGTAACGAAATCATTCGATTATCTAAGAACGCATACAAAGATATTAGTACAACTGAAGATGGTCGTATAGTATCTGCCATAAAAGAAAAGGACGTGTTAGAAATTTTGAAACGTCGTATCGTGTCAGAGCACCCAACTTGGAAATTTGACGTACCAAAGGCTAGAGATACCGCCGATTTCTCTGTCAATGGTATTTGGGTGAATCTTAAACTTACTGCATGTAAAACTAGCGATAACGCGTTCAGTAAGAGAGGGTTTGTAAGATCGTTAACCGGAAATGGTAATTACCCTAAACAGAGTAATTGGACAACGTTCCTTAATTTTATAAAAACAAACGGTGTTTTAAAACACCGTTCGAGAATGAGCGAATATCATTTTTTGGTTATAAATAAGAAAAATGATGATGTATTGTTAAAGAGCGTTTTTGATATTCATAGGTACAAAACGAATCCTTCTAATATTCTTCAGATTGACTGGCACAATGAATTCGCTTTTAAATCTCATTTTACACCCGATATAGATTATAGAAAAAAGGCCGTAAGCGTACTTCAGACGATCCAAGATTCAATTCGACAGCAAGTGTCGATAATGCAAGCATACGCAGATGCAGATTTTGAAAATATCGTTAGTTAAAAGAATAGTACCATATTTAGTAAATGTCAATAAAAGAACTAGGTCAATATTTTACAATTAATAAAAAATTACAATCCTTCGTTTTTAAAAAAGTAAAACATAAATCAAAGCCTCTCCTCGAACCATCGTTTGGCGCCGGACATCTTTTAAGACTATTCAAAGAGTATAGAGATGATTATCCCATGACATGTTACGAAATAGATGAAACTATAAAACCCGTCGTAAAGTTTAACGAAAACCAAACTGTAGAATATGGTAATTTTATGAAAATTGATATACCTACAAAATTTAAAACGATAATAGGTAATCCACCATATGTAAAACAGAGTACGGGTAATTTATATTTGAAGTTTATAGAAAAGTGTTATGAGTGTCTCGATGAAGATGGCGAACTTATATTTATAGTTCCTTCGGATTTTATAAAATTAACGAGAGCGGGTCCCATAATAAATAAAATGATTCTCGAGGGTAGTTTTACAGATTTTTTATTCCCAAACGACGAATCTTTATTCGATAAGGCTAGTATAGACGTTGTTGTTTTTAGATACGAAAAGGGTACGTTCACTAATAAAGCTTTAGTTAACGAGACTGAAATGTTCTGTAAAGTAAAAAATGGTATAGTAACTTTTAGTGATAAAGAGACGCGTGGTAAGCCCATATCCGATTTTTTTAACGCTTACGTCGGTATAGTATCTGGTAGAGATTCCGTGTACAAACAAACATTCGGAAATATAGACGTTTTACAAGATAAAGATAAAATTGAAAAGTTTATACAGGTTAAAACGTTACCGTCGGGGGATGAACGTATAGACGCATGGTTAAATTCGCATAAGAATGAACTTATGAATAGAAAAATACGGAAGTTTTCAGAAAAGACATGGTTTGAGTGGGGTGCGTTGAGAAACATATCACAAGTCGAAAATAATCTAGGTAAAACGTGTATATATATTAGAAATATGACTCGTAGTAAAGAGATTGCTTTTATAGACAAGGTCCAATATTTTGGAGGTTCGCTTATATGTCTCATTCCTAAAAACGATATTTCTAAAAGTGATATGCAAACGATCGTAGAAACCTTAAATTCCGAAAATTTTCGAAATAATTATACGTACGCGGGTAGATTTAAAATAGGTCATAAACAGATATGTAATGCTGAGATATAATTACAAATTTCTAATTTTACTTAAAACGTCACACATTTTCAAATAATCACCTTCGGGTATGGTATTTGAATTGTTGTCTATAATTTCCATGATGGTTTCCGCCGCCTTCTCGGTTTCAGTTTTTATTTTTATATGGTCTTCTAAGGCTGGGCTATAAAATCCACAATCACTATCAATGATTCCATTCCATTTATAACGATCTCGCAAACCTGATATAAAATCACCAATACTCTCATAATATGAGTCGTATGACCAAACTTTATCGTCATAGAATATGTATTCTTTATTGATTATGGCATTGTGTAAGCTATTATTTCCCCAAAATCCACTCTCACCACTTAAATTAAAAAGGGATATTGGGTGAATATACCCATCTTGAATTTGTGGTAACAATTCATTTGAAGATTCGTATTCGAGATTATAGTTATATGAAAGAATTGGTGAAGCGTATATGTCCATACTTACTATAGGCGTTTCTCTTTTTTTACCGCGGTAAGTAATTGTTACCGCTAAGTGTTGTGCATTAATAGTATTATGTATAGTTGAACGAATATATTTATTTACAAAAGGTTGTGGTCTCATTTTACTTAATTTTATTATTAAAACTTTAAATAAATTACTTTTTAGTAACCTAAGTTGCTTTAAATACTATTTTTTTTAAAGTAAAAAATGAATGAAATATCGTGTTCAGTTTTTAATAAAAAGGGGTGTTATAGATCAATAGCGAATAATTCGTTTTCGTATCTTTTAACACTCCATGAGTTTAGGAAGAATATAAAGGAGGAAATAAGACCTTCGTGGGTTAAACTTACAACGATAACCATGGTATCGAAGTTTCAAAATGAGATCGATATAGATAAGATTAGGAGAGGGTTTCAGTATAAAACCATGAAAGGTAATATAATTTTGGCTAAGAAAAATGGAATGGGATGGACGTGGGATATTAAAGATACGACGTTTTATAATCAAATTACACTCGTATATAACGATAAGTTTAGTACAAAGTCCATTAAAATATTTCCAAATGGGAGTATTCAAGTCGCAGGGTGTTCGGACTTATTTGATTGTAGGCGAATTATAAGCCAACTCTCTTATATATTTAATACGTTTGTTGATAAAACCTGTATAGCGCCTATAGAAACGTTTAAGGTTGTCATGATTAATTCGAACTTTAGTTTGAATTATAAGGTAAATCTCAGGAAAATTGCTTCTCATTTCGGTGAATTTTCGGACGTTTTTAAAGTTTCGTTTGAACCAGATAAGTATTCTGCAGTAAAGGTTAAGTTTCAACCAGCAAATGACATGAAAGAAATAACAACAAGTATTTTTGGGACGGGAAAAATTATTATCACAGGAGCCGAAACTTTGAAAGAGGTTGCCTTTGCTTACAATATTATAAATGATACTATAAATAATATTGAAAATGTCAGGGTAAGTCCTTGCGAACCAGAAAAAAGGGAGTTGTTCGATGATTTTTCAGGGTACAAAGTGAACGATGTTATATCTACATTGAATGAAAAGGGTTTTAGATCTTGGAAGTTTACAACAAAAAATAGACAAATTAATTTCTAATGTAATACTAATATATATAAAATGTCTCAACGACTTGGTATGGCCGATGGTAGATGCTTCACTATAAACAGTTCAAATCAACTTTATAATAATTATGTCATGAAGGAGAATGGTATTTCATTCGAGGATAATTATTCTTTCAGAAAACTCCTTCAGAAAAAAGGTCCAGAAATTTTGAGACCATCACAAGACTTGCAAAAAGATGCCTGTGGATCGTGTGACAAGGCTCTTCTCAAAATGCCAAACATATACTAAATTCACGGTAAATTTTGAATATTAACTTCTTTAAGTTTTCTAGATAATGGTACAGTGTTCTATATGTCTCGAGGAGGTAAGAGAAACTAGAAATAGTAAAGCTATACGATGCGGACACGTTTTTCATTCACGTTGTCTAGAAAATTGGAAAAAAAAGGGTAAAGTAACATGTCCCGTATGTAGAAAAGTGTTCGATGGATCGAATTTTAGGGTTCAGATTACTGTATTTAATGATTTCGAAGCGACTTCAAATACAGTAAGCTTAGAACATGAATTTGTTCTAGATGCACTTGATTTAATATTTAATGTTGAACATGAGGAAGATTTAACGAGTGTTCTTGACGACTTTGGGATGCGTGTGTCCGACTTTGATCCCTCTATTCTTAACGCAGAATGAACTACAATACTTTTTGTATTCTAATCCAGGGTAGTTACGTGATGCTTTTCTTGGGTCAGTTATGGCTTTACCCTTTGCATCTACTAAAAGAGGTGCCGTTGCCCAGCCCCTTTTGTGACTGAACACATTTGCTTTAAATTTTAAAATCTTACCAGGAACAAGCTTACCAGCCTGTTTAACTCGATTCAGAGGAACTTTGAAGAATTTAGCTATGTCTTCGTATTTGTTACCTTTTTTGACTTTATATTCAACAAAGCCATGTTGTTTATAAAAATGAAAATCGCCCTGTCTAAAGTAGTTTCTTTTTTTACCGGGTGCTACAAACATCATGATTTTGTAAAAACTTTTTTTACATTTATCGTTGGCTTTTACTATATACACTTTGTTTGGATTATCTGCCATAACACGTCTTGGTAAATCTTTACAGTGTGTATAGTTGTGACCATTGTATATACCAGCGCGCTCACCTGGAATGCTTTTGTGTCTTCTATAACTTTCGTAATCTCCGACGGCGTATGCATAGCAATTATTGTTCCCTATACCTACGGCTCGTCCCCATAACCTCTGGGTATATTTTGGTTCGGAACCACTCAGGGGAAGTTTTTTGTTAGATGTGTTCCTCATTAATAATATACTAGAAAATAAAATATTATTAATAGGTAAATATATAAACATGCTCAGAGATCTTGCCAATGCTAAAAAAATGAACGATGTTACGACCGAAATACTTATTTTTGTTCTTGCTATTCTTATCAGTACATTTGTACTTAGATTCGCTTGGAACAGATCGCTCGTGAAACATATTAGTGTTCTTAAACCAATTAACACATTCCTTGATGCCTTTATTCTTTCTCTTTCTATCGCCGTTGTTAGAGGTGTCTAAATTAAACCTCTTTGTAACCAACGACTTTTTCACCACTTGAACTTTCCATAAATGGAAATGCATCAATTCCATCGCAATTGTTTTTTTCACAATCGATGAATTTGTGTGGTATTTTTTTCTTTATAAGGTATCCTACCTGTTTTTCGGTCCAACCACACCAGGTTGTTCCATATACTGTCCATACAGTTTTACCGTCTTTCAAAGCAAGTGATAATTCTGCCTCTGTATATTTTTCAGTTGATTTTTTTCCTGTATTCATTAGAATGTAAAGATCAATTATAATAAGAATTAAAATAACAAACATTTTACTATTTATACATATTTTAATTTAATATCATTACATATTTTCTTTATAGTTTTATTTTCCGTACTTATACCTAACCTTGTTGCTAACTTGATTAACTCCTGCTTTTTATACGATTCGCACTTTTTTGTACCTATCTTAACGTATCCTTTTTTGGCTAACGAAACGTTTATTTTTGGCTGTGGTTTTTGTTTTATCTCTACACGAATACCTGGTCTTCTTATAATTGGACGTTTAACAACTGTTTTGTTATTTTTTGCCGCGAGTTCTTTTTTAATTTGTTCCATTGTCTTTTTAACTGGGCCACCGTGTTTGACTGTTATATTTTTTGGTTTAGAAGGTGGTTTTCTATTTATGATTGTGTTTATATCAAAAGGTATAACCGCCTTTTTATACGGTGAAAAAAATCTATCGTTGAATATTTGTTTGAAGGTTGGTAGTTTTGGGTGACCTAACGGTGTTGCACGCAAACGCCAATCAAAAACTTTGTTAGTAAGTTTTCCTATATATTCTTCGGGTAAAATACGTTCAATAAATTGTATAACTTCTGCCCCGTTTCTAATACCAGCTATTTTTATTTCAGTTCTTAGACCATTTAAAAATAAATGCATGTCATACATTGGGTGCGAACCACGGTATATTCCCGATTGTTGTTTATACCATAAGGGATCGTCGTCTATTGGGGGACACTTAAAACCTTTAAGGGTAGATAAACCAAAATCAGATATGAGTGCATTTAATCCTATATCATGAACTTTTAAAGATGTATTATTTACCTTTAGTAGTTTAATTCGTGACGGAGACGTGACGTGTATTAATATATTTTGCATGTGTAAATCATTATGTCTAAACGTTGGGTACTTTTTGTGAATTTTGTATAAATTATATAAAACTTGTGTGACTATGGTTCTAAAATGTATAGGCAATAATCTATCTTTATTATTTTTTATATAATCAGATAATGTTCCATTATTTGCGTATTGCGTGTACATAAAAGATACATTTTCACATTTTTCAAAGTGGAACGGTTTAATGGCTCCAAATTTCTGAATACGTTTTCCCATTTTATATTCATATTCGAGTGGTTCGTTCTTTACTATTTTTATAGCTATTGGTTTTTTACACTCTTTATCTATACATCCCATATAAACAGAACCCCACCCACCTTTACCGATATGTTTTGTACCCTTAGATATACTTAAAGAGTTTTCAATGGAAAGGGGAGGTATTTTGTTTCCGGGTTGATATAAAACTTTATTAGGATTACATCCCATACCCTGTATAGTTTTAATAAGATTTTTACCTAAATTAATTTTTTGTTTTTCTGTATTTTTTTTATTTTTTGCCAGTGAAGATAAAATTTTTAAATTTTTAAATTGGCGATCACGTTCCATGTCTAATGTATAAAAACATTTTATTCGTCGATAAGATCGTTCATGATTTCTTCAATGTATTCTTCCTCTTTTTTATCCAATCCCTTAAATGCGAAAGATGGGAGTTTCGCGGATTCTTCGCAGAGAACTTGTGACAATCGGACAGTCACGCCGAATTTATTATCGATAAACCAGATTTGACCAAATTCAACGATACACATACATTTTTGACCTCTTTCTATCTGATCAACTTGGATCTTTTCTCTATTCGAATTGTATGCTTCGGGTGTAAATTCGCCATCTTGATTGGTTTGAATTTTTAACTTGAGTGTATCCGGGTATCCTTCTCTTCCTTGACGAACGAGTGGTTTGTAAAGAGCTTCTCGAATGACATTGACATCATATTCTTTACCGAGCCATTCTTTCGAGTTATCAGCCACTGTTTTCAATATAATTTCATCGAGCTCATTAAGTTTTTTAGCGAGATTTTGAGCTTCTTCATTATCAGTATCGAATGAAAGATCGAGCGAATAAGATGTTTTATTAGTAGCCTCATCTGTATATGCACTTAGTCCGAAGGGTGATCTCATAAAAGGAAGTTGGAGATAAAGTTTTCTTTTATTTCCGTGTGAAATCAATACGGATTTACCACCATTGTTTTTGTTTTTCTTCAGCTGACTGAAGGTGACATCAGATGGGTTGAATTGTTCGGAAACTTGGATATTAATAGACATTTTTATACATTTTATAGGAACCCAAACTTTAAGTTATTTTTTTTCTATATATACAGTAATAAAAACATGACTTGTTCGTCTAATAAAAAAAGTTGGTTGTTTTCCGATTGTGGATGTGGGTGCAAGGGTAAAAAACAGGAACAAAAATTTTTGATTTCCATTATGTCTGCTCTTATATTTTTTATAATTGCAAATCCAGATACATTTCGTCTCATGCGTAGTATATTTGGTAAGTGGGTTTCCAGCCCAACTGGTTGTCCAAGTGCTAAAGGTTTGATGTTGCATACACTTGTCTTTTTCCTTGTTGTTTGGGGTATGATGAATATAAAAAGAGAATCGTTTGAAGTCGAGGGTCCTTCTCCAGATACACAGGAGGAAATTGTAGAAGAAAAGGTTGAACCTATACCAGAAGAGGAAAATGAAGAAGAAGAAATTGAGGACGATGTCATTGGACCATCGGCCGCTCCACCACAAATGGTAGATATGCCTTTGCCATTACCAGGTATGGAAGAAGAGCAATTTGCAATGATAGATAGTGGGCAAATGTTGGAACCCATGGATTTAACGGAACCTACGGATTTACCACCATCTGGTTCGACGGGTAAAGATGATGATGAAGCCGTGACGTGTAAGTGTTCTAATGGTAGGAAAGTTGTGATGGTTTAAAATTCTTCGTCAAATTCAATAGAAGTTGAATCTTCATCCATTTTACCATAATCACCAACTCTTTTTTCAAAAAAATTAGTTTTACCATCAAGTGATATATTCTCCATAAAATCAAAGGGATTTTTTGTGTTCCAGATTTTATCGTGACCACTTTGTTTTAATAATCGATCTGCGACATATTCTATGTATTCAGACATTTTATCGGAATTCATACCGATAAGACTGCATGGAAGTGCTTCTGTTATAAAAGATTTTTCTATAGAGACTGCGTCTTTTACAATTTCATAAACGGTGTTTGGTTGAGCCTTATACTTTAACATTTTGAATAATTCAATTGCAAATTCTAAATGTAATCCTTCGTCCCTGCTTATAAGTTCATTACTAAAACATAAACCGGGGAGGAGACCTCGTTTTTTTAACCAAAAAATTGCACAAAAGCTACCGGAAAAGAATATACCTTCGACACAAGCAAATGCAAATAATCTTTCTGCAAAAGATCTATCTCGACTAAACCATTTCATAGCCCATTGTGCTTTGTTTTTAATACATGGTATGCTTTGTATAGCCTCGAAAAGGTGTTTCTTTTCAGATGAACTTTTTATATATTTATCAATGAGCTTACTGTATGTTTCTCCGTGAACCATTTCGTTATGTTCTTGATACGCATAAAAGGATCTTGCCTCTGTATATTGAACTTCACCAGCGAAGTTATTGTTTAAATTTTCAAAAACTATACCATCCGAACCGGCAAAAAAAGCCAATATATATTTTATAAAATGTTTTTCGTTATCACTTAAATTATTCCAATCATCCATATCCTTTGAAAAATCAATTTCTTCAGCAGTCCAATTCGACATTTGTGCTTTTTTGTAGAGCGCCCATAGATTTTCGTGTTGTATCGGAAAAACTGTGAACCTATCGAGTGTTGGTAAAAGCATTGGTTCAGCTTCTTCTTCTAGAAAATCTTGGAATTCAAAATAGGATCCTATAAGTTTGTCATTAATAAGTATTTGTGGATATACAGAAACTGTCTTTCCACATTTTTTTGATAGTTCATCTTTATTGACCATAGTTTTTTTGTATTCTAAACCATAATCTATACATAAATTAGTTGCAAAGTCGCAGTATTGACATCCTTCTTTGGATAAAATTTCTATTCCCATGTGTGCTAATATCTGTAAATATTTTTGTGTGAAAACTTTAAACATGATAAATTTTTCAGATATCCAGCCTGGGGAATTAGTAAAAGTTTTGGTGACATTAGAGGACGATATAGAGGATGAAATGTATGCCAAAGTGAAAGAAACGTATGATAATTACATGGTAGTTTCTTATTATACAGAAACTAGTATGACATATAAAGGGGCTCGCCTTTATGAACTTGAAGATAAGGATGAACTTGTTCAGGAAGATAATTTATCCGAACATCACCAAGCGAGTGAATATTTTGAAAATGTAAAGGATAATTTATACTATATGATAGATGAAATAGACTCAGAAGAAGACAGTGATATTATAGACGAATCCGACGATGATGGTTCAGATTTAAGTGGTTTTATAGTTTCTGATACTGAAATTGACGGTGTTGTAATACCACCACCTAACCATGCCATGATAGATAAGGAATGGAGAGAATGGCAACCTACTAGCCCTGGTTCTATGAGGTATAAACAAATGGTTGATAATATGGAAGAAAGAGCAAGAATACAAGCTGATAATTTAAATTTTTAAAGCCTAAGTCTGCGAAATTATTATCAAAAAATAACAGTTTTGTATACCATGGAAGAATTGACTGCTAATATATGGTCAGATGTCGATCATTTACTCAATAAAAATAAAATACAAAAGTCAGTAGATAATAATTTATGCAATATATGTAGAATTCCTAAAGTTATAACATGTGAAGGGTTCCCAACGTGTCCGGGGTGTGGAATAATTGATAGTACTTTTATAGATGATACACCTGAATGGACAAGTGGTGTTACAGATGATGGAAAAGTTAATGATCCGTCTAGGTGTAGTAATGTAAATGCTAACCCAGAATTATTTTCAAATGCTTGGGGAAAGGGTACTGTTATTACTACTAATAAGGGATCGTCTTATGAAAATAAACGTATGGCTAAAATAAATTTTCATCAATCTATGAATCATAAGGATAGATCTTTATTTCACGCTTATAAGGATATAGATGAATTTTGTTATACCTTACCCGAATCTGTTTTAAAGGATGCTAAGATGATGTATAAAAAATTTAATGAAAAAAAATTAACACGGGGTGCTGTTCGAACAGGTATTAAGGCGAATTGCGTTTTATTTGCGTGTCGAATGTCTAAAATACCTCGAACAACAAAAGAAATTTCAGATATGTTTTCTATTCAACCAAAGGATATTAGTCGAACTTCACAAATGTTCAAAGAAATTATGTTAGGTAAAACGTCTCAAAATTATACAACTATGCCATACGATGTAATGAATAGATTATTAAATTCGTTTGAACTTTCTAGAGAAGAGCGTTTGAAATGTCATAAGATGTGTTCTAGTTTAGAAGAATGTTCCGAACTTATGAGTAAAACGCCAAATAGCGTGGCTTCTGTTATTATATATATGATCGTAAAAGATAAAATAAGTAAAAATGACATTTGTGAGAAGTGTTTAGTATCTATACCAACAATTAATAAAATTGAAAATATAATTAAAAAATACTTAGAGGATAAAGTTATAGATTAATATATATGACAAAACGACCGATAAGAGTTTTTATTAGTACGCCATGTTACGGTGGTGTATGCATAGAAAAATACATGATTAGCATAATACAACTTCAACTTGAATTTATGAGAGAAGGCATACAGATGGTTTTAGATACGACAGAAAATGAAAGTTTAGTTCATCGTGCTAGAAACGTTGCCATTGGAAGATTTATGCAAAAGAGTGATTGTGATTATTTCATGTTTATTGACGCAGATATACATTTTGATCCTAAATCGGCTGTTCGTCTCATAAAATCGGGGTACGATGTTTCGGTTTCATTGTACCCTAAAAAGGTTGTTATGTGGGAACAAGCTAGTAAAGCGATAAAAAGTGGTGATAATAGAGATTTGGCAATGTTATCATCTTGTTTGGTTGCTAATATAGGTGCTACATCAAGGAGTGTTACTAATAATAACTTTATTGAAGTTTTGGATGGTCCCACTGGTTTTATGGTTATTAGTCGGGATGCGCTTAAAAAAATGCACGAACATTATACTGATTTGAATTGTAAAAACGATCATCAAAATAGAGATTTTGAAGAGTATTGTGCAGTTTTTGATTGTATGATAGATCCGGAGACTAAAAGGTACCTTTCAGAAGATTATGCATTTTGTAGAAGATGGCAACAGATTGGTGGTAAAATATATGCCGATGTTCAAGCAACTTTGGGACATGTAGGAAATTTACCCTTTGGAGGATGTTTAAAAGACAGGCTTAAGGTTTAGGATTTTAATATATAAAAATGAAGTTTTGTACTATTATAGTTACTCGGGGTAAATCGTGTCACGTTAAAACTTTACATAGCGTTCTTAGGTTTAATTTATTATGCTTACAAAGTCAAACTGAAAATGAATTAATTTTTGTTAATGAGGATCCTTACGAAAAATCTGAGATGATACAATCTAAGATGAAAATATGTGATCGTATTTTATTTATTGATTATGGTATATCTGTAGATGATGATTCTTTAAAAAAATGTTTTGAGCAATATGAAGGTGTCGGGGTTTTAGTTTTTCCGGGTGTAAAAGAAGGTATTGATTGGGAAATGTTTAAAGATAAAGTGAAAAACGATGTTAAAGAACCTATACAGCAAATGGGTATGCATTTTGATACGAGTGTAGGTAGAAAAATTACAGAAGATATATACGTTGTTGATGAAACTTCTTCTAAATGTTGGGTAATGATGACCAAAAATGTTTTGAAACATGTAAAGGATAAAAAGAGTGGTTCTTTTAAAATTTATCCAAAAATGACCACGATGTTTTCAAAATTAAGGGAGTCCGGTGTTAAAATTCATGCGTATGTAGAAGCTAAGTTGACCATGACATATGCTCACGAATGTTTGAGTAATATTTTACATTCCTCGGGTATTAAAAGTAATTAAAGATTAAGATATAAATATTAAACAGAATGAACCGAGTGTTTGTAAAGAAGGATGATCCTCTTTACAAATACGCGTTAGACTTTATGGAAAGGTCATGGGGTACTAAAGGTAAAGGTATATTTCCGGGGTGCCAACCTATATCCATAGAAAGAGGACATTTCAATATTTTATCGAATAACGATTATGTTGTTTGCGAAAAAACGGATGGTACTCGGTATATGATGATCGCTATTCAATATGGGATGCAAAGATTGTGTATATTTGTAAATAGAGCACTCGAAATGTTTGTATCCCCTTTAAATTTCCGTGCCATTGTTTTTAAAGGTACAATACTTGAAGGTGAATTATATGAAAATACTTTCATGATATATGATTGTTTATTATCATGCGGTGAAGTTGTTGGTAATAAGGATTTTTTTGGGCGTTTGGAGTGTTGCGAAGCAATAATGAAAAAAGCCATGGTTTTAAAAACGGATGTACTTACATTACAAGTAAAAAAGTTTCATTTACACCAAGATTTTAAAGCGTTTATGGATAAATATCTACCAAAGGTAAAACAGGAAATTGATGGTTTAATTTTTACACCGGTGAATGAACCTATTCGTATAGGAACGCACGAAACCATGTTTAAATGGAAACCAAGAAATAAAAATACAATTGATTTCCTTGTAAAAAAGGGTCCCACTGTGGAAACACCCGGGTGCGCACCCGGAAAACGTGTATGGAGGTTGTATATTCAAGATAGAGGAAAACACATTTTTGAATCTTCTATACCCGTGGATAGAATGCAAGATTATACTTGGTTACGTGACGGTGATATTGTTGAGTGTATGTATGTGACATGGGAAAACGGTCCATTTTGGTGGAAACCAATTAAGAAAAGAACTGATAAAACGTTTCCGAATAGTAGGAGAACGTTTTATAGAACACTCGTAAATATAAAAGAAAATATTAACATGAAAGAGTTTTTAGACTGTATGCCAAAATGAAATGATTATCTTCTTTAGGGAAATGGTTTAATTTTCCTAACTTATCATCGTCTTGTATTAACCAGTCATCTCCTAGATTTGTTATAGACATGTAATGACCACCATATTGAATACCTTTATGAATTATCGTAGATCTTAATTTATACACATTATTTTCGATTTTTAATTCTTCGTCTATTTTTACAAAACTCTTTTTATCGAATGATATTAAAAATATTTTTGGGTATTTTGAAAAGATGTTTCTTGTTGTTGCAACGTGATGTTTTTTACCTTCATTGTCTATGTAATCTTCTATAGTATTCCATTTATTACTTTCTTGAATCATTGTATTTACATCTTTAACATTCTTTTCCATGTTTAATATGTGTATGCAGAATGGGTTTAGGGTTATATTTTTACCTACGGGTGATACTGTTATTTGTTTAGTTTCTCCATAAATGAGTTCCTTGATGTAAGGATAACTTTTTTCAAGTATGTCTATTATACAGAATATTGCGTCTTGTGCATCGTGTGGTTGTCCAATTATAAACCTTGGAAATATTTTTACGAATTCCTGTAGTATGGGACCAATGGTAAAAACTTTTGTTTCCTTGGTATGAAAATAAATGCGAACAAGATTTTCGTATGTTTTTGTAAATGCACACTCACCCGTGTATTTATTATCTAGTATATGAGCTGATATTTCATGTACATGCAATATAAATTGTATTGCAGAATTGAAATAACACGTATTTCCTAAATTTATGAAACCGTGCATATAAAAAAGATGAATAAAAAAGGCTTAAGAAGAAGACGCGTTTATAAAAAGTAAAAAATAAAGATGGACGTACATAAAATTTGTGACACTATTAAACCTATTCTCGAAAAGTATAATAACGATGAGTATATTGAAATGGAACTACGACTCGGTAAATTTAATGGGACGTTTTTTGATACAAACGTAGGTAAAGATATTTACGATAAGATCTTACATAGTTTATATGCTTATAAGGGTTGGGAAAGTGTATCTAACTTTACTTCTGAGGTTTATCATAGAAATGAAGATAATACACGATTAACTATACGAGAAGATACTGGAGAAGAGACTATTATTAAGAAAGAACGTGTATATGTAGAAGATTTTAAGAAATTGGAAAATGCACCTTACGATATACGATTTTGTGTATCTAGAGAAACTCCTATAGAGGATGATGGAAATAATGATTTTTCGAGTAAAAAAATAAAGAATAGAACATCTTTTGTTCGAAAGAATTTATCCATTGATATGACTGTATGTCAGGGTACGAGTGAGGATATGGATTCGGAAGAATTCACAGTATTTCAGATTGAATTTGAAATTATTGATCCACGAAAAGTTACTGATATTGATACTTTATTTAATATCATTCATAAAGTTAAGGATTTATTTAATATCTTGGGTACTTATATATGTTAGCTTGGTTACTAATATTTTGTATAGTATTCTTTTTGCTTTATTCTGACGTAGACATAACCGGTAACCGTGTTATTGTTTTAGGATATAAGACTAAATATTTTTATATATCAGATGGTCAGTCAAAAAAGATGTTTGAAAAAATGAAAAAGGATGGTATGCCAGAAGAATCATTAAAACAATTTATTATGATGGAAGATAGGTTTCTTAGTCTCGAAAGAAAATCCGTGTGTTCGCAAATATCTAGAAAATTTGAGGCATTTGCACTTTCGGATGAAATAAAAAATCAATTTCTTGGGTATGATTTTTCATATCACGCGAAACATCTTAAACAAATATCTGAACCAGAGAAACTTATAAATCGAAATATATCATGTTCATAAGATAAAACATCATACGTCTATTAGAATTTAATTCCATTCGTGTAAAATTATCATACACATACATTATTAAACCTATATCTTCAATTTCACGATTCATATCAAGATATTTTCTAGGATCATCTGATTCGTGAAATTCGTCCGTATAATAGTATTCTATCTCTAATTTTCCCATTTTATATTCGCTTTCGTTTCTTGTTTTCTTAATGTAATCTATTATTACATAAAATATGTTTTCTATTAAACCTGATAAAATATACTTTTTAATGTGTTCGACATATTCGTCTATAATACACACGGGTTCATTTTTTCTTAAGTGATTTAAAAGTAATTCCCGAGGTGAATTATCCATTATATTTATTTTTACTTTTTCTTCTTTAATTCTTTTTCGAAGTTAGCGTATATTTCATTGAGTATTCGTGCATTAGATTTAGAACGCGATCTTGAATTTGAGTTTGAGTTTGAATTTGAGTTTGAGTTCGAGTTAGAGTTCGATTTAAAATTTAAACGTCGTGCGACCTTATTTACTGGTTTTACGGGTGATTTTTTCTTTATCGGTGCGCGTTTAATAACCTTCTTAGTTGGTCTTGGTTTTCTTTTAACGAGTTTGGGTTTTGGTGGTACAACTCGTTTTTTATTTAATGCAAGTGGTGGTTGTCCTCGGAGTTCTCTTCCTATTTTTATAAAACCTATTATCTTATTACTATTAAGATTGGGTGTTTTTGGTAACGACATTGCATAATTAACGATTCTGCTTACTTCGTTTTTACCAAATTTACCGTAAATATTATTCGCTTCTTTTTGGAGTAAAAGTTTCTTTAATTCCTGTTGTTTATCTAATTTCCAATTCTTTACCATATTCTTTTTAATTTTATCTGCTTCACCCTTTTTAATGACTCCGTTTTTAGTTACATTTATTTTTTTGTTTTCTATTTTTGTTAATTTATTTTTAACTTCACGAACGTTTTTGTTTAAATTCATTACGTTTCCGTATTTGTTCATCCATTTTTTACCGTAAAGTTTAATGAGATCGTTTTTAATACTTGTGTTGTTGAGTCTTCGTTTTATATTTTTGTTTGCACGATTTTGTTTTTTCTGTTTATTGAGTAACATTTTTTCTAATTCGTTTGCGAGTGCGTTGGGTGAATTCGGTGTATTTGGTCTATTTTGAAGTTTTTGGCACAAAATTTTTACTGTATCTGTGTCATTTACAGATATACCTTTAGATATTGCAAGTGTTATAAGTTGTTCTTTTTTCATTTCTCTACACAATTTGTTATCGATTTTATATTGAGAGTTACCCTTTTCTATTTTATCGAGGGCCTTGCATATATCCTGTTTTTTGTTTTTGTTTTTAACACCGACAACACCTAATTTTTTAGCAACTTCGAGTAATACTGGTTTAGTAAGACGTTCGCATTTTAAACCACCGATTTTCATAGTACCGTCTTTATCGTACGTAATTTTTGTATTTTTAGATTTAGTCGGTACTTTTTTCTTAGCGGGTTTTCTTTTTGGTTTTTTGAAACAACAATCGTATCCTTGTGGATTTTTTCTAACTTCAAATCCTTCTTTACACGGTGGTCGTCTAGGTTTTGGACACGTCGTTTTCGTAACGACTTTTTTAGCGAGTGTGCGTTGGTTTGGGTTAACGTTTTTATTAACTAAACCTATTGTGTATCCTAATTTGTGTAATTGTTGAACGATTTTCACACCAACTGTATAGGCACGTTCGAGATTATCGGGGTCTTTTTCACCTTGTATTTGTATATTTCCGGAACCTAATTTACCACTTTTGGATGATAATATGAAATTATAACCTTCGTGTATTAAATAAACGTGTGGTAATTGTAATTCTGGTTCATACGTAACTCTTTGTGATTTTAAAGGGTTATCCCTGGCTATTTCGGGGAGTTTAAAATTTGCGTTTATGGAAAATTGTCCGGCGATGTTATTATATTCGATTTCGTTATAAAGAAAAGCGTGTTTTTCGGTGTAATTGTCTATTATATATTTTCGTAGAGCTTCGGGTTGTTTTTTTAGATTTTTAGATCCTAAAAATCCACCCGAAAAACGGATTTTACCGTTTTTATAAATATTAAAACTAAAATTTTTTCTATTTATTCCATCCGTGATATATCCACCAAATTGGGCGGAAAAGAAATTTTTATTTAAATCACCTCGCATACCAAAATTGCTTGTATGAATTAAACCTGTCTGAAAACGACCGTATATACCCTTTATTTCGTTTATATCAATGGTTAAATTGGATGATAATTGTGCATGTCCTTTTGGTCTTTGTTTCAATATATGTTTCAGATCGACACGTTGTTCATTTGTTGTAAATTTGTCATTTACTAGAACATTGTATATACCTGGTTGAAATGTTCCTATTCTGAGCTCATTAAAGCCACTCGATAATGGACGCACTTGACCTGTTGTTATAGGTCCAGGTTCTCTTTCTTGTTGTACCTCTATGTTTGAAGCTCTTACAAACTGTCTTGGGTCCATAGTTATACTATACTGAGATTTTATGATCAGTGATCTTTTGAAATTTCTATATCTTGTATTTTTATATCTACACCGTATAAGAAATCTTCATTTTTTCGTGGTTTGGGTTCGTTTCTATACATACACTCTGTAAGTCTCTTTACTTCAATATCTCTACTACTAAATGGACCAATATAGAAGTCCTGTGTAAATCTTGGTCTTCCAAGGTTATTTGCGTTACAATAGTCTCTAAATTTTTCCTTAAAATCTTTCATCGGACACATGTGTGTGATACCTGTATCTTCGTTTAATACAACATCGTCTGATTGTAAGAATGCTTCGAGTGGGTTTGTTACCGTTGCAACTTGTTTTCTTATATTTTCAAAATATTGTGGTACAATATTCCAAATATCATCCCCCTGATATTTTTGGGAATATTCTAGATACCCACGGACACATTTTTGTAAAATGATTGCTATTTCCGCAGCAAGTTTATTTTCGAGTTGTGGATCGGCGTCTTTGTCTTTGATTTGGCGTTTAAAATCCCACGTCATTAGACGTCTAATGATACTTCCCGAATTATCTTTCCAACTTGGAACTTCGTTACCACCAAGAATACCTGGTATATTCCATGTCATATTTTTAGCTTTTTCACCCTTAACAGCTATAGATACATCTTCCCCGGAAACTATGGATTGGAATTCGGCTTGTTCGAGTTGTAAATCTCCCTTAATTTCAGGTGCAACAAACATATTACCATCGTGAATGGAAGATAGACCGAACTTCTTTTCTATGTTATTTGATAATGTCCTAATATCATCGGCGGAGTAAAATTTTTTACATACTTTTGTAATGAGTGTTGATTTACCAGAACGTGCGATACCTTTAAGAAATGGTATGATTTGCCAATGATCAAGATCGTTTAAATCAAAACATAAACGTCCTATCATTACAAACATCCATTTACATACATCTTCTTCAAAATTTTGCGAACGTAAAACTTGATCAAAATACGGTGTTGGTATATCGTACCAATTTTCAAAATGGCTATAATCATCGAATTCAATTGGAAAGTATTTCGAACTTACCTCGCGTGGATCGAGATTTTGAGCCTGTGGTGATGTATACGGGTAAAATTCGCATTTATATAAACCTGTTTTAGCACACCATTTCCTACCATAAAAGAGACCATTTGAAAATGACCAGAGGTGTCTATTCTTTTTTATTTCAGGAAACTGCATATCGTGACAGTCTTCTAGGTATTTTATGATTTGGTTTATAGTAGTACATCCTCTAGATGTAAGTTCCTTCCATAAATCGAATCGGGATTCTTTTGGAGCGGTTCTATGTACGTAATCTTTTATATGTTCGGTCTGTTGCCAGGCGCGTGTATTAAACCCGTCCGGGGTTCGAATTTGTATGCAGCAGTACCCTTTATATTTCCTGATGTTGTTTTCATATAGTTCTCGTAAAATGACAATTAAGACTTTTTGGAAAACTTCAAGTTCTTCTATGTCTTTTATTACAGAAGGCATGAAAATGTTAGGGTCTGTTCCTGCCTCTGTATTATCTGCAGATGCATAGTTTACTCGTTCATACATACGCGCGGTTCTGAATAGTATTTGCCAAAGATCCTCCATTTGGTTAAAAATACTGTTTATTCGTCTTGATAGTTTTAAGTCGTCATTATCTTCAAGATCAATTATTCCTAAAGTATTAGCCCGGTGATAGATTTCTGCTAGTAAATTCTTTTTAGAATCGTAGTATTCACACAGAGATTTGATTTCGTAGTGTAATGGCTGACCATTCTCGTCTAGTTCGTGTGGGCTGTAAAATCGTTTGTAAGAGAGTCGAAGTGGTTCTTCGAATGTAAGCGTTCCTTTTACAGACCAATATGTTTCTAGTCTAGCTACGATATCTTCTAACTCCTCCTGACGAGAGTTTTGTATTACAGATACGGTTAGTAAATTCTCTGTTTCTTCGGGGTTAATATTTTCGGTGATATAATGAGTATCCGCCGATGACATATTCTTATAATTAGTACTTTCTATTTTTCTAAGCCTTTAAATTTTGCAGCTGACTTAAAATTTTTATCATGATCTTGTTCTGAACTTCTAGGGTTCTAGAGATATTTACCAGAGCAGAACACACGGTTTCGCCATCTTCATTTGCTAATACAGAACTCAGAAGACCACCGATATCATCGAGACCAGGAATTGTTTCGTCCATATATTCGCCCAAATCTTCATCACTTATATCAATTTCGTCTCCGATTTCGTTTTCATCGACTGTAGATTCAATTTCCTCATTTTCGGATTCGGACTCGGAAAATTCTTCTTCCATTTCATCTTCTTCTGGTACTTTTTGTGGTTCGGTTTCGGTAGACATTTTATATACACCAGGAAAAACCAATTTGTGTTTTTTCGCGAAATTATCTGAAAAAAAAATCTTAGTGTATAGTACAAAACACACACACAATGGCCGGAGGTCTCATGCAACTCGTCGCCTATGGCGCCCAAGACGTTTACCTTACAGGTAACCCAAAAGTCACTTTTTTCCAGGCGGTTTACAAACGCCACACCAACTTTGCGATGGAAACCATCGAACAAACTATTAACGGTACTGCCGCGTCCTCGGGTCGCGTCTCCGTCACTGTCGCCAGAAACGGTGATTTGATCGGTGACATGTACCTCGAAGCGACTACTAAGGCGTCGTTGGCGAACGTCTCTGGTGCCACTAGAGATACTAACTGGGTCGCCGAGCGTATTGTCTCGACTGCGGAATTGTCCATCGGTGGTCAAAGAATTGACAAGCACTACCAAAGATGGTGGAGATTGTACTCTGAATTGTACTTGGCCGAAGGGTCCAAGCTCAACTACGCTAAGATGACGACTAACCCAGTTGGGAACTCCACCAAGCAAGTTTACTTGCCACTCATCTTCTTCTTCAACCGCAACCCAGGATTGGCCTTGCCATTGATTGCTTTGCAATACCACGAAGTCAGAATCGACATTGACTTGACCTCTGAGTTTGACACGTACGTGACTGGCTTGAAGGTGTGGGGTAACTACATGTACCTCGACACTGAAGAGCGCAGACGATTCGCGCAAAAGGGTCACGAATACTTGATCGAGCAAGTTCAGCACACTGGTACTGATTCCTTGACGGAATCGGGGACCAAGCAAGTCAGATTGTCCTACAACCACCCAGTCAAGGAATTGGTCTGGTGTGTCACTGAAGGTGTCTCCAC